CTTTGCTATAAGAAACTACTATATATTAATGACCGCATAGGGAATTAACTCCCATTTCAATATTGCTGGTCTGCGATAAATGAAATAATAAACATAAAATTAAAATAAATAAAATAAAATGATTAAATATGTGATTAAATAATATACAATACCTGGGTCTCTAAATCAGGTGTCTACGTATTCAAACTCTCCAACTCATCGATTAAGTTATTTGTTGGATCAAATCCAATGTATCTCAATCGTAATCCTCTTCCATTTAAGGAAGTCCCAAAATCATCAATGTCTGATCCGTCCGTTCTTGCTGGAATGGCATCCAAATTAAAAGCAAGGGGTGGTCCAATGAAGTATCCTAAATCGAAATCATCACCAGCAGCTCTCGCTATAAAGATGTCATAATTCGTCGTATCACCAGGATTCACATTTGTTATCATCATCACTGTGGGTGAAGAAACAGTGTCCTCTGTTTGTGCGTCTTCTACATAATTAACTGGTGCTAATGCTGTTGGACTATTAAACGGCATTGAAAATTCATATATTTTCTTTTCATTGAGTTCATACGCGTTGGCTGACATGACTTGAGGTACATTTTGAACACGAGGATAAGTTCCCACTAACGAAGCCTTAGTTAAATATCCACTATTATTATTTGTCCACATCTTATAGCGCACTCCTCCTCTAAAGAAAGCATACATGTTTGCGATATAACAAACAGGATCAAAACCTAAATCTTGAACATCATCTGAGCGTGTTGCTAACCAAGCATATTCATTAGTACCATCATTTTCCACTCCAGTGTTTAAAGTTGGCGGATTAAAATCATTATAAGCTGCATAATATCTCCCACTCTTGGCACTAAACCACGCAAATCTCTTCAAATAGGTTCGAAAATTTCCAAATGATTCACCAACACAAGCTAGGGCCTTTTCAGCTGTTATGCTTGGTATGTTTGTCTCAATACCAGTAATAGATGGAATTTTAACCTTATTTTCAACATATTCACTACGCAAATCTCTTGATCCTGCTGTAGCGTAAATTTGATCAAGTGCTTGAGTCGGTAATGTCGTTCGTGCATTCTTTATCGGTAAAAATGATTGTTTGACTGGTATTGTGACCTCAAAGTCATCTCCCGCTTTCACTTCGACTAAACATTGAATAGAACTTGATACAATATTCGAACCTAACTGTAAAGGTGTAATGGCCCTTACTATTATTTGTCCTGTTGACCAAGCTTTGGTTTGTTCCCAAGTTCCAGAAAATGTTATTGGATCTACTGAATGATTAACAAATTTATATGGTGTCACTGAAGTATAATCTACTGCAAATGAAACTTCCGTTTGTTCTCGTAAATCTACTACTATTTTATATACATAATCATAGCGAGTTGTTTGCGCTATAGATTCCGAAGCTCCGGAAAAAGGAACAAAACATATTTCAACTCTCCCACTATGATAATCTGTTTTTACAAATTTAAATGTGTAAATTAAAGAACCTCTCCATTGTTGGAAAGGTCCACAAATATATTGTAGATGGGTTGGTGTAGGAATGGTTGCTGTACCATTATCTCCTTGTCTCCCTACCTGCACTCCTACACTCTCGGATCTATAGGTTGGAGAAACGTTTGTTCTCCACAAAACTGTCCCAAATGTAGTATTATTTGTGTAGTTAAAAGCTGAAATATAATTTGGCATTCTTTTCAAATAGTCAAATGAAAGCTCATCCATATCACTACCGGCCCAATTTCTGATAAAATCAAGTCGATTAATGTTATGCATGGCGAGTTTATATCCATGGTCAACACCATCAGCATTTCCAAAATTTTGAGTTGGTCTTACTAATACTGTTTTACCATGGAAGGCTGGTTCTGGTTTCGACAATCCTGGTATAAATGACAACTGATCTGCAGCAAATTTGTAGATATCAAACGCTGCATCTGTAATTTTAGCTATTGGTTTAACGACAGGTCCCAATGAAGGAACAAACCCGTTAACCAAATCAGCTCCGGACTGAACTACTTGATCTAAAACACCAGCTGCCTGAGTAATAAAACCATGACCTTCCACAGACTTTGTAATATCCTGAAGAGAATTCAATTTAATTTGATCAGTTATTGGTGTATAAAGAGGTGACAAAGTTGGGTATCCTAATTCGATATTTTCAAAATAAGCCCAAACATTAACTTGTAGTGCGACTTGTGAAACCTGATTTAATGGTGAATACACACTCAATACAAAACGTGCCCATTCATATTTGCCTGATATTAAATCAAATGCAAAGAATGGTGAAACGTATGGAATGCGTATCGTCACTTCTGATTGCTTTGAAATGTCCAACTGTACGTTATGCATAACTACTTTCCGATCTAGTGCTCGTACACACTCATCAACACGATCTTGTCCCATCAAGGTTGGGATCGGTATAATTTGTGCGATCAAACGACCAGCTTGGAAAGGCTGTGCATTGACTTGTACTCTAATAATAGCATCGGCTCTAAACGAGGTAAACCCATCGAGCTTATTACGATGCATTTCACTTAAAATTCCAGTAGGTACATTAAAAGAAACCAGAGTTTGATTTGCAGATTGTGATTGCCACAAAACTGTTTGTACAATTCGTGGTCGCTTTAGAAAACTGATAACAGAATGATTTCGATCATCATGAAAATCATTTCTTAAACGAGGTGGCATATTGGATTCCAGAGGGATCTCTTGGTTTACTACTGCCTTATCATCTGCAAATGCAGTAATCTCTTGTCTAATCTCAGCAGACTCGTTAACTTCAGAAGCTAACGTCGAGACAGGGTCTGCCATAGATGTCAGTTTTTGCTCTGACTGAGCATTTTGTGTATTGTTTGTGTTTGCAAGTGAGTTATTTAACTTTAAAGTCCACTTAAACTTTTCAAGCGAGTCCTGTTTCCCTGGATATTGAGGGGCTGCCTCGAGCGATCCTGGAAGGTAATCGTAAAAACGACCGCTCGTCATTTGGGTAGCAACTATTCGTTCATTTATGACAGGACAATTTGCCTGATCGAATACAGATCTTTCCCAAACCTGTTGCACATTTTCAAAAGCTATAGCTCTATGTAAATATGCGGATGTTCTCTCTAAAATTTTAAAACATTTTTTAAACCTTTCTATGTACATATTCCAAATTTCTTCTGGATAAAGACTAAGTTCTCGTAAACTATTTTCCAATTCAACAACTGTTTGTTCAGTTGCATCTACACTATTTTTAATCCACATTGGTGATTCTAAAATAGTTTCCATTGCTAAAGGAGCTATATATCTATGTACACGAAGATCAAATAAAAACTTTCTTTTCAAAAATGTTATTTCAGTTAATTTTCTCGAAGGTAATTCAACTATTGCATCCTTATCTTCTAATGTATATTTCATGTTTAATTTTGAAAACAAATCTATTAAAGTAAATTGGTTAAACTTAAATAAATACTTACGTGGTATGGAAACAACATGATCATCACCGTATGCAATAATTCCGCATTCTTCAAAAAATTTAAAAGCTGAGGTTAGAGAGATACCAAAGCTTAATTGCCACGCACAACAAAATAATATAAAAACAAAAATAGAATTTATAAAAGCAGTTAAATAATGTCCTGAAGGTAGATTTTTAAGAGCTTGATACACATTTCCTTCATATATATGTACAGAAGAACACAATGATTCCAACAAAACATGTAAAACAAGAACATCTTCTTCAGTATAATTGGTAAAAATTTCCTTAAAAAGCCCGATTATAACGTCACAAGCAGCTCGAAGAAGCTGGAAAATTTGTGTTGAATCAAATCCAGCAAAATCTCCTGCAACCATGTGTTCACTCTTCCCTTCTAAAAGCTTTGCTAGTCTTTCCCAATCATTGCTATAAACATTTGTACCTATTGCAATTCCTGTGAAATTCCTTACCTTAGTCATACATGAAACTAATCCCATCATATACATTTTGCAACAAATTAAATAGTCTAAGGAACAAGCTGAAAATAATCTGGTCTTATGTGCTTTAGCAATTGGTTTGCGTTCATCCTTTAATGTGTCAATAAAGGGATGAATTTGTCTTTCTCCAGAAATAGCACTATTTATAATATCCTGACATCTTTCTTTCAAAAGTTTACTATTCTTTCCTTCCAAATTCCAATCAGGACCCTGACCGAAAAACTTTACTTTTGTGTTTGTTAAGTTACTCGTACAAAATGGAAATCCAGGAGAACTTTTGCGCTTTATAGATGATAAATAATCTTCTCCATCTATTCCTTGAATTGCTTCTTCAAACGTATAAACCTTCTTCTCACTTATTTCTCCTTGTTTTAGAACAGCTGTTTTTAAATGATGTAATACAGCTGCTATACTATTGTCAACCATCTCTTGATCAACTGCAATTCCTTCAGAACCAAAAAGTTCTAGACGATAAGCAATTGGATCAAATCCATCCTTTGCTCGTAGTAAGCAAGGTTTTGTTAAAGGTGTTTGCAATTCTCCATAAATTGGAGAAGGACGAATAACAGATTTTGATGCAGTAGGAATTTTACAATTTAATTTATCAATATATCTAAATGAAGCCTTATTCAAAATATGTCCCTGTGGCAAGCTAGCGGAACATATTTGATCTACAACTTTATCTAAACTTGAATATTTACTTAAAATTTCTTCTATATCTTTCCTATATACAGGAGTTGAGTATCCAAAACCATGTGATTGTCCAGCAACATGAATACCAACTATTTTTCCTGGTTGTAACTGAGGATTACGTAACACAAGAGGTGCTCCGCAATCACCAACTTCTGAATCTAATTTATAAGCCCAGCAATTTCTAATTATCCTTGAATTATCTAAACCTGGTGTATGAGTTTCTATCGTTTCCTGTCTAGTTACTGTTTGTCCTGTTGTAGTACATTTTACCTTAGCAAATGCTTCAGAACCCTCTGGACATGATAAGGTCGGCAGACAACAATATGAACTCTTTAAAAATTGAAGGTCCACTGAAGTACAAAATAAAGATGTTATATCTGGATGAGTTAGAGGACAATCTTTTAAAAGCGAAAAATGACATAAATCTCTAGATTCTAATCCAGCTCTTTCTGGTGTATAAAATCTTATACATCTATCTCTAAAACTTTTAAGATTAACAGTAAATAAACGTTTATTAAAAACTGAACGAAAATTTAAAACAAGGTCCTTTTCCTTTTCTAACTGACTATCTATCCAATATAAATAATGAGCTGGCATTAAGCCTACTCTACCTTTCAAAAATAGACAATGACCAAAAGAATGTCCATTTACACTGAGTTTGTACAAATTTCGAGTTAAAATCTTCGTACAAATTTCGGCTGCATTCTGATCAATACATGCCTGTTCGCAAACCTGATTAATTCTTTCCTTCATCTGTCGAGCAGCCTCATTAGCAACTAAATTTCTATAGTCAGGAAAACCAACATTCAAAGTAACGCTTTCTGTTCTTGCAGGTTTATTTTGAATATCTCCGTAAGATTCAACCTTGGCTACATGTTTTTGTGTATCTGAATAACTTTCAGTCTTGGCAATCTTACTAGTTGTCTGACCATAAGCCTCTGTTTTCACTAATTTTCCATTAATAGTGCTATATGATTCTCCGATAACAACTTCTGTATATTCCTTCTTATTACTTAAAATTTTCTTACAACCATAAAATATAAGTGGAGCAGCAACAAAAACACTGATAAACTTAACTATTGTAGGTAAATGGCTTAAAATTTTACATCTTTTATATAAATCTTGCATTATATTTTGTCTATATTCTAAACGTGTCTTGTCAAGGATAATTTTTTCTATATTTTCAAAAATATCATTAATTGTGGGTTGTTTAGTCCACCAAAACTTTAACCTTCTCTTTATCACATCTACTCTACTTTCTTCCATAAACCCTTTTTCTGTATAAAAGGGATTTCTAAATTCAATTGTCGATATTGGTCTACGCTTAAGAAATGCAGGAACAGGTATTAAAACCTGATCAACAACTTGAATAGGATATTGTGGATCTCGCTTAATAGCGTTCAAAAATTGTTCACGTTCTTCATGATTTCCAAAGACCTCATCTCCGAAATCAGCAGTAAGAACTTCTTCGTGCTTCTTCTGCTTACATTTCTCGATAATAAACTTATCTACTGATTTTACAAATCCACTTCTATCTTCATAAATTTTTCTTGCATGTTCTACAATTCCATCCCAACTAATAATAGGTCCACGTTCCATACTACGATTTTGAGGATTAATTTTATAAAGTTGAAACTTGTAAAAATCATCAACAAAGCTACTCGGATTCGGTTTCCCTACAAACTTATCATTCTTTGATACTTCAATACACAAATCAAAACGTCTATATAACGCATCTGGATAATTTAATGATTCAGATTTAGGTATCGCTAAATTAGAAGAACAAATGATTATTTTAGACTCAAAATTTGTTGCACCTTTATCTGAAAGATCAGCCATATGCAATGGATAAGGAAAAGCGTTAGCTGCTCGTATAATTTCAAAATGTTCTAAATTTGGTGCGGCTGCTGTATCTACTGCTTGTGAATAATCATCAAAGACACATACTGGTTGACATGTATATCCATCCCAATATTCCTGCTCAGCAGCTCGTGCATATACCAAATTACCCCAATGTTTTCTTACATCAACATCTGGCATAATTTTATTTAGAATACTAGCTGCTAAGCCCATTGTACATGTGGATTTTCCAACTCCGGTTCCTCCATAAAGAAGAATCGTGACAGGGGGATTTCTCATTGTACCAGCAACTATCCTACGTTGTCTAAACTCATGTAATAATTTTTCCAAATTAGACATAGCTGATTTTATAACTCCAATATCTTGTCTAAATAAAGGTGACCTTAACAATCCGTTTCCATTTTTCCACATTGAATATACTAATGAATATGTAGCTAAATCAAAAACAAAACTACCTCTAGTCCATAAATTATACAAGTCCTGAAATGAGTCCAACCATTCATTAACTGGATGATTAATCCCGTTTAAAGGAACTTCAATACCGCAAACATACCTATAATATATTCTCTTACATGCATCAAAAGTTTGTTTAATCCAGTCTAACAAGGTATCTACACCACTTTCTGCTCTCGGTAAATAACTAATCACACGCAAAGCCTCAGTCAATTGCTTCATCTTGAGGAAATGCGATGAGACGCCAAATACAGATGTCAATAAAATAAGCGGACCAAGAAAAGCACCTTCTCCTACGTCCACCTGATCTCTACAAGCAGTATACTCCTTTGTTTTAAATCCAAAGATAAGTGATAAAATAAAATCAAACAATTTTGCAATCATTATACAACCATATTTTATTGCTAAACCTACCAAAATAGAACCAACAATAAAAGCCGTCAAACCTTTAATTAAAGTCTCTACAGATGTAAATGCCGAAGTTACCATATTTTGAGTTGTTTCGATAATATTAGTAACTCCACTCGCAAATCTAGATGTAATTTGATTTGCCCAATTCTGTGTTTCCGGCTGTACTCCAACATTAACATTGAAGTTTATTTGATCACCTACTTGAACTAGATTTTCAAGTGGTAAATTTTCGATTTGTTTCCAATCTTGTAAAAGATCAAAATAAATATCCTCACAGCTCTGAGTTGGAACATTCATCTGATCTGTTATTTTTTGAAAACAAGCCGAAAATATCTTGTCTTCAACTTGTTCTGGTGTAAATTTCGAGAATCTTTTAGCATCAGTTTTCATACAACGTGCTGGACTAAAAAGCTCTCCTGACATCAAAAGACTTTTCTTTAATTCTTGCAGTCTCCTAATGTTAATAAACTTCTTTTTCTCTAGCCACTCCATACTTAAATTTTCATACCAATTTTTAGGGATTTTCTCCATTATATGGCATGCATTAACATAAAAGTTTTTATATTTCCTTTCTTGTCTTCTAGATGGATAAGAGCACATTATTTTTGATGTTAAGAACAAATCACATCTATTAAAATGGTTTGTATCATTCAAATTCCTATGTCCCTGAATAGGTAATCTACTCTTCCAAACTATTTGGTTCTGAAATCTTTCTTTGCTTGTATAATATGGATCCAGAAGTAATCTCGCTTCTGGACCATACTTACGCACAGCAAAAGAGTCCTTCGCTAAATCAAAACCAAATCTATCTTTTCCTCGACTACATCCTACATCCCTAAAGAAATGATTTAAATCATCCCCTTTAAGATGTACGAATCCTAAGTCAAGGTTCTTTTTGTATGTTTGTTTAACATCCCATTTAAACAATGAATTAGCATTTTTGGAAAGAGATGGTAATTCTTTCTTAAAACTATAATTGGTCCGTTGTTCAAATAAATCTTTATGGTGCGTGCGCATGAAAGTACTAGGCGTTACTTTGCCATCTTTCAAACCCGATGAAGGGCACACGTCTACTCTGGCATTGCTACCAGTCCGTTTGTTTTGCCGTATTTCCTGTCCGAATTTTCCATATAGTGACTTTTGCATTATAAATTTGGGAATTACTAAAATTCATTCCGAGATTCTCCGGTCTTGACTAACGTTACCGTTAGATGCGCCGTAATACATAGTCCTACTTTAAATATGAAATAAGAGCCTTATGCGTTTAGATAGGTACACACGCTATCCACTAACATGAAGGTTATCTAAAATCCATAGGATCAGATCTTGTCTATAAATCTTGAAACAAGTATTTATAAACTCTTATAGTTAAATCTAAATCTATAACTAAAACATTACAAAACATAAAATTGCGGATTTTAGGTCTCCGCAGTGACCTTAATACCTCTACGCTTTTACGTAACCGGTTAACCCTTAAGGGCACGATGAGGTTTGGTTACTAACTAATTAAATATTGTCTTCTTTAAGAAGCTTTTGCAATACTTAATATTTTGATTGTCTATTCAAGATAGCTTTTGCAATCAAATCAAAACTTAAAAACTAAATCTTGGTTTTTATTATTGCCGTCTTTCCGGCTGTCAGCGCCATCGATTGACGAAACGATCAACCAACAAATATTGACTTTATAACACTAGGATATTGAAATAATCTCAACTAGTGTCATTTCAGTCTCATCGGTGGTCGTACGCTTAACGTAC